ATCGCGGTTCCTACACTCCCAACTTCAATTCGCGTCGTGAGGAGAGTGAACTTCCTGAAACTCTCAGTAAGCAACTCAACAATCTTTCTTCAAATTCTGATGAAGATGAAGACGATGCAATCTCTTATTTCCAGAAACTGGTTGACGATTGATCAATTATAAAGGCGAATATTATCGCCTCTCTGTAAGGTTTGGGACACATACTGTTCCGAACCTTTTTTGTATGTGCCAATGTTTTCAATATCATTAAATACAATGTTGAGGTATCTTGGCTTTAAAACAAATATATTTCTCTTATCATTTTCAATTTTTTCTTCGTATTCATAGTTTGTCACAGGAGTAATTAATTGATCTTGAAATACTTCTACAAAGTTTGAAAGTCCAAGATCATAATACTGATAATAGTACCTTATTAACCCAGTATCACTTACTTCTTTGACAAATCCTCCACCAGTTTCCCATGTATTGGAAATTCTCAATCCAGATGGGAGTATAACTTTACCTAAACTATCTCTAATTTCTTTAGTCTCATAATATTTTATTCCATTAAAAAGTGCTTCAAAAGATCCGTACTTGTCAAGCATTACTTCTTCAAAGTTTTTTTGAGTAAGAGGCCATTCTGATTGGACGTTTAAAATATTATTTGAAAGTAGAATTACCCAATCAAGAGTTTCTTCTTTATAAAATTTGAATGCAACATTATCTGGTCTTTCATCTCCAATAATACTATACTTATCAAAGAATAAAAGATTATCCTCAATATCAGGTCTTAATCTTGCCCTCCTGAATAGATTTTTTACCTCTGTATATTGTGAGATATTGTCTACATTAGGAGATCTTGTTACATAATCAAAGTTTGGTATTTGTCTGAAGTAAGGAGTTGCCATTTTTAGTATCCCATATCGTCTGTTGAATCATAATCATTTCTATAGATTGGTTCAAGTTCACTAAAACTCATAGAAATGTTGTATGATGTCATAGAACCATTATCATTATATGTCATATAACTTCCGTCAGGAGTATAGTCAACGTTAAAACTTGTTAAAGCACAGGTCTTTATTTTATTTAAGAATGGATGTTGACCTCCATTTTTTCCGTAAATGTATTCCAACTTAAATACACTTGGAGTTTTTAAGAATAATGAGGTTTCGCTCTTAACAGCTGCCATTGCTTTCTTAAAAAACAAAACAATTTTTCTTATTACTTCAGATTCTGCTTCGTCTCTTGGAGTTAATTGATATGAGTAACTGAAGGTTCTTAAGTTTGGTCCTGTAAAAAGTAACTCAAGATTTGGATTTAAAACAAGACCAGTTGTTCTTCCTACAATATTTGCTCCAACTGCTTGACCGGCAAAGTACTGTTGTATAAACTTGCCAGAGTTACCTTCCGCTCCAATTGTTCCAATAACATCAAAGGTGTCTCCCATGATATTTTTTAAAACATTTCCAATGTCCGACATATTTTTGGCATTAGCTGCATCACCTATAGCATTTGATGCAGCTTGACCAAATGCTGCTTGAATTGGATTTAGTGAATCGTCCCCCCAACCAACGGAGTTTGAATCTGATATTCCGGGATGCATTGGTAATATGACACTTCCCCCCAAATTTACCGTTCTTTCTTCTGTAGATCTAGAACCAAAATTCCCTTGGTTTCTTATGGAAGATAATCCTGGTGGTTGATATTGAGCTTCGGTAATCTTTAAAAAATCAAACTGCTCATCATTATTGTTTAATGGATACTTAAGCAATTGGTCGGGAGTGGAAACAATATCTGATGAAGTAGTTTCAACATTTTGTGGTTGTCCATCAGCACCAAAGTCTGATCCAGCTGCTGGATCTTGTTCAATTAAAGTATTTCCAATAACACCAGGAGAATAAGCAAATTTTGCTATATCCTTTGCTTCTTCTGCGGTAAAGTTGTTGTTAATAGTGTAAGTTGCTGCTTGGGATAATGTCTTTCTATTATCATAAACAAAAGAATCTGCAGACTGTCCTGTAGGAACATTTGGAAAATTCTTTGCATATTCACTATTAGATCTCCAAACATTGTTATTTGGATCCCATTTAGCAAATTCTAATCCAGTATCATCCACAGCAAAAGGTGGATCCGATGTGCTCTTTGGATCTGCACCAACTTTTGCCCTTACTTTTTGTGGAGTTTTATTATTAGTTATGGGGTCAAAACTATAAGATTCTAACAGTACGCTAGAAAACTTTGTTGTTGATGATGCCATTGGATATTTTTTAACTATTTATTAGTGGATTCCCAACTCATCTTCTGTAATAATTTTGAATTCAATTAGTCTGTCTTCACACCATTCTTTTGCTGCTTTCCATTTTGCTTGATTAACAGCATAAGTTTTTGTTTCGTATATAAATGATTTAGTTACTCTAGATTTTTTTACTGGAGGTAAAGTTTGTTTCTTTGGCTTTACTTCAATTACATATGTTTTTATTTTTCCAGTTTGTTCTTTTAATTTGATTATAAAATCAGGATAATATCTATGAACTTTATTATCTGTAGGAGAAAGGTAAGGGATAAAAAATTCTTCACTTCCCCATTCAATAATATTTTCGTTTAAGTCGCACCACCTGCAGAATTTTCTTTCCCAACTACTTCTGCATATTATATTGTTATGGTTTCCTTTATACTTTTTAGGATTAGAAGGTTTATATTTTGATTTTAAACTTTCTGCCATAACTATACTACATAATATATAAGGTCAATATATTTATAAATGGGAGCACCCGGAAAACCGCAGTATTATTCCATAAGTGAACTCAAATCTAGAATGCTTAATATAGCTCAAACTTCACTTTACCATGTGAAGTTTGAGGTTCCTCCTGCAGTTTCTTCTTTTATAGGGGCAAGTGGTAGAGGAATAGTTTCCGAAAACATTAGCAATATAGAATTATTATGCTCTGAAGCGACTTTGCCTGGAACAAGTTTGGCAACTCATGATGTCACATCAGACTATCATGGTGTGACAGAAAAGATGGCATACCGTAGAATATATGATGACACATTAGATTTATCTTTTTATGTTGATAGAGATTATAATGTAATAGAATACTTTGATAGTTGGATAGATTATATTACTGGTCTTGGAAGTACTTTTGGAAGAGAATCATATAAGAGTGCTTACTCTCATTATAGAATGAACTACCCTTCAAAATATAAGGCTGATATGTATATTGTGAAATATGAAAAAGATATTGGAAACACTTTAAATTATACCTTTGTTAAAGCATTTCCAATCTCAGTCACTTCCACCCCAGTAACTTATCAGCAGAGTGATCTTTTAAAATATGATGTTTCTTTCTCTTACATTAGATACGTTAGAGAAAGAAGTAAGATAACTCCACCAAAGGATCTAAAAGATCCAAGAGCTCCTGGTGTTGTTGAAAGAAACAAAAGTAATTTTTCAAGATCAACTACATTTAGACCAGAACTTTATGGTTCTGATGGTCAATTGTTTGGTCCAAATGATTTCCTTAATTTAGGAATTCCTGGATTGGATCAATTTGGATTTAGAGATCAGTTAGGAAGACCACCCTCAGGAGCACCTGGACCTACTGTAGCAACATAATAAATATCATTACTGAACCACTTATAGGACATTATGCCTTTACCAACAATTGCGACTCCTTCATACGATCTTGAGTTGCCATCGACTGGAAAAACAATTAAGTATAGACCATTCCTAGTTAAGGAAGAAAAACTTCTTGTTCTTGCATTAGAATCAGAAAGCAATAAAGAAATCTCTAATGCAATTAAAGCAGTTCTGAAAAGCTGTATTCAGACAAGAGGAATTAAAGTAGAGACTCTTCCAACTTTTGACATTGAGTATTTGTTTCTAAACATTCGCGGCAAGTCTGTTGGAGAGGAAATTGAGGTTAGTATCATTGCTCCTGATGATGGTCAAACTAGTATTCCTGTAAAGATTGCAATTGATGATATTAAAGTCACCAAAGAAAAGGGACATACCAATAAGATTAAACTTGACGATAGTTTGATTATGGAAATGAAATATCCTTCATTGGACGAGTTTATTAAAAATAATTTTGATGTCAATTCAGAAATGGATATTGATAAATCTTTTGAATTGATTTCTTCTTGTATTGATAAGATTTATAATGAAGAAGAAGTTTGGTCTTCTTCTGATGTCACTAAAAAGGAACTGATTGACTTCTTAGGTCAAATGAATAGTGTTCAGTTTAAAGACGTGGAAAGATTCTTTACCACAATGCCTAAACTATCTCATGAACTTAAGGTTAGAAATCCAAAAACAAAAGTAGAAAGTACTGTAGTATTAGAAGGGTTATCAAGTTTTTTCGCGTAGCGATGTCCCATATGGATCTTGAGAATTATTTTAAAATTAACTTTGCCTTGGTTCAGTATCATAAATATTCATTATGGGAAGTAGAAAATTTGATGCCTTGGGAAAGAGATATCTATGTGGTTTTACTTCAGCAACACCTTGAAGAAGAAAAACTAAAGCAACAACAAAATAGCGGGTAAACTTTCATGGTAACCGATCTCCCAAACAATCTAAAAATACCTTCAAATATTACATACATTCAAGGTACTGATGGCGTTTGGGAGCCCGAATTTGAGTCTGATTTTGATAAGGCAGTTTACTATGCTGGAAAAAGTCCAAATCCAAGAAGTAAAAATCAAAAAAATGTAATAAAGTGGATCTATAGTCTTGGAGTTTCTTTTGATGAGATTAAAGATCATAGAAAAAAGATATTAGAAAAATTAAAAGATCTTACAACAAAAGATGGTGCATGGGACGATTACCCAAATGTTTTAGTTCCACCAGTATTTCAGAGTTTTAGTATTGAACAAGATGAAGAAGATGAACTCCCAGAAGGACTTGAAGAACTAATAAAAGAAGTCTCTGAAGATGAAGAAGATGAACTCCCAGAAGGACTTGAAGAACTTTTAGATACTGTTAGACGCACATCGGTTGTATCCAAGAAAGTTGATATTAATAGGGTATTAAATAGAAAACCAAGTGAGACTATAAATCCGAATAATCTTAAACCAGAAGATACTGAATCTGAAAATACAGAAAAAAAATCTGATTCTGATGATTTTAAAAAAGATGTTAATGATGGAATCAATAAGATATTAGGTTCTCTTATTACTATCAAAAGTCTTCTTGATAAGCAAAGAAATGTTGAGGAGAGAACTGCAAAAACAGAAAGAAGATCTGAAGAAAAGAGAGAACAAAAAGAGTTAGAAAATAAATTAGAAAAGAAAAAAGAAGAAGAAGAAAAAGAAAAGACTGAGAAAATGCCAGAGGTAAAACCTATTGGCGGTTTCTTTGATATGATTAAAAGATTTTTTACAAATATATTGATAGGTGGAGTAGTATTAAAAATCTTTAACTGGATTAACGATCCAAATAATAAATCTTCTGTTGAAAGATTTAAAAATTTTATGGTGGATAATGCTCCACTAATTCTTGGCGGACTTCTTGCGATTGCTGCATTACCACTTGTTTCCACAATCTTAGGTTTTCTTGCACCGATTACTGCAATCGCAATTCCTGCTATTACTGCAGCATTTGCATTTCTTACTAGTCCTGTTGGATTAATTGCTTTGGCAACTCTTGCTGGTGTAGCAGTTGGTTATAAAGGTATCGAGTATGCTACGAATAAAGCAACCGAAAAAGCTGGGAAAATTATATATGGGGAAGGAAATGTAGCAAAAGGAAGATTTATAACAAAACTTAGAGATCAGTATGGTCGTATTGCTCCAAAAGCAGAAAAAGAAAAAATGACTGGTGAAGAAAAAACAACTGCAGCATTTCTTAAAATATATGATGATGCTCTGGTAAAACGTCAAAAAATTAATGATGAATTGTATAGACTAAGAACAATGAGTGATGATATTAGAGTTAGACCTAAGATTAAAGAGAAAGAAAAAGAACTAGAAGATAAAGATAAAGAACTTCGACAGATGGAAAGTCAAATATCCATAGGAGGAAAAACATTTTCAGAATTGAAAAAACAATTTGAAGAAAAAGGTGAGGCAGGACTTCCTCAAACTTCTTTAAGTAAAAGATTGTATCCAAGTCAACCAAAACCTCAACCACAAACTCCAATAGTTCCTGGTAAAGAAACAGCAAATAAAGACGATGGAAGAGAATCCAGTTCAGAAACTGTTGCCGGATCTGCAAAAGTAGTTCCAGCTTCACATCCAGAAACTGGTTCTGGTTATACTGTTCAGGGACAAATAGATCAAAATGGTAGACCTGTAGTATTTTCTAATCCTGCTGCACAGCAATTTGCTAAGGCAGTGGAAGATTCTGGAATGAATCTTGGTCAATATGTTGCAAGTTCTGGTCGTAGTGAAGCAAAAAATGCATCACTTAAAGGAGCAGATCCAAATTCTCATCATATGTATGGGGAAGCACTTGATATGAATGGTGCTGGATATGAATGGATGAAAGCAAATGGAAGTAAATATGGTTGGAGATATGTTTATAATCATGGTCCAGGAAGTGCGCACTTTAAATATGTTGGACCAGGTTCAGGAAAAACTCCAAAACTTTCATCTCCAGGTTCTGCTCCAGCTCCACCATCAGCACAAGTAGAAAGAACACCAATATCCCCCCCATCAATATCTTCGCCAACAGGAAGAAGTGGTATTGGAATTCTCCCAATGCCAATGGGTGGTGGAGGAAGTAAAGGTTCTACAACTGGTTCTGGAGCAGATCAAACCAAACTTCCATTCTTCTCATCTGAGGATCCAAATAATATGACTATGATGGTTGTTAAAGGAATCTATAATGTGGTAGGATAAGATGTTACCATTACTCGCAGGGGCAGGAAGGTTATTAGCATCAGGAGCAGGTAAAAGGGTGGCAGGTGCTGCTTCCAAAAAGGCGGTAGGAAATGCTGCAAAAAAAATATCTAAAGATAAATTCTTTAATAAAGAAGAAAAAAAGAAAGTTGATACTGTAAGAATGGGAATGGCAAAACCTCCCATATCCCCAACCAAACTTTTACCTCCTTTAGATATTAAAGACCCTCCAAAAGAAGTTGATCTTAGTAAAGGCACTGAAGATGGTGGAATAAAAGATACTTTTAATAAAATTGACGACACTCTCAATGGAATTATAAGTTATCTTAATTCTCAAAATCAATTTAAGAAGAAAGAGTCAGAAGATTCTAGAAAAAGAGCAGAGTTAGAAAATAAAAAGAGGCAAGAAAATAAATTAGAAAGTAAAGGAAAATCAAATAGAATCTTACCAAGTTTAAAATTGCCTGGCGATACATTTGGTATTGGAAAATTCTTTAAGAATATTCTTATAGGAGGTCTTATTCTTGCTATAATGAATAATCTTCAAAGTATTATTCAATTCTTTAAAGATACTTATAATAAAATTAAAGAAATTATAGAAAAACTTGGAGAGTTTTTAAGTCCCATTTGGGATGGATTGAAGTGGATTGTC